ATATATAAAGAGTATAACGTCACCTCCTGAAGGAGTTGCCCCTCTCTATTTTTATATTGCTAAAGGTTTTCATAATCTATTCTTGAAAAAAGGAGAAACTAAAACTTTAAATAATGCAAGCCTAACTAAGTGGGTAGAAGATACTCGCAAAATAATAGAGGTAGATAAAGTACCTATAAGCCAACTAATAGCTATTAAAAGATACTGGGAGGAGTGCGAGAGTGGAACGAGAGGAACGGATAACTTTTGGTTTAATACGATAAACTCGATGAGTAGTTTTCGCAAGGTAGATAAAGACGGAGTTTACCACTACGACAAAATAACTACCTCAGTAAAGAAATGGCTAAACGCTAACCCTGAGTTACAAGGAGAGATTTTTAAAATAGAGCAAAACTTAATAGCTAAATCAAATGGAAACTAATTTAACCAATAAGCTCTACGAGACAAGACTCGACCCTAATAAGGTAATAGAGCAGCCGCCTACATTACTAAACGTTTGCCAGCGAAGCGGAACAAGTACAATTTTTATACCTATATTCTCTCTTGGCGACCTTAGCTTAATACAAGGTAGACAAAAATCTAAAAAGACATTTTTTACCTCGAGTATAGCAGTTAGCATATTAAACGAATACGTATTTGAGAAGCTAATGTCTGAGACTCCAAAAGGAACTACACTTGCTATATTTGATACTGAGCAAAGCACCTACCACGCTCAAAAAACTAACCAACGTATTAAGAATTTAAGCGGTACGGATAACTTTTACTATTTTGCTTTTAGAGATAGCAGCCCGACAGAGCGTAGAGAGCTTATAGAGCATTTTTTAATAAGTCACAAAGGTAAAATAAGCTATATTCTAATAGACGGTATTGTAGATTTGCTATACGATTTTAACGACCTCAAAGAATGTAGCGAGCTTGTACAATGGATTATGAGAATAACTAAAGAGTATAACGTACATTGTAGCTGCATACTTCACGAGAACGCCTCAGACGGTAAAGCTCGAGGGCATATCGGTACTATGTTAGCTCAGAAAGCGGAGACGGTTTTAAAGATTGAGAAAAATAAAAACATACATAGCAGAAGTACGATAACTGCAAACGATACAAGGGGCTTACAGTTCCAGCCTTTTGATATTGAGATAGACGGAAACGGGACTCCGCACCTGGTAGACGCCTTAGATAACAAAGACATATTTTAATTATGACAGACCAAGAAGCAAAAGAGATATTAAACAAACCAGCGATTTGTAAAGAGGCTGAGCGTTCGGTAAGAGATATGAAGATTAAACTCGCTAAATACTCAGGAGATAAGACCGAGCAAACTAAGCATTTGCAAAACTTAGATAATTTAATTAACTTAGCGTATAAGCAAGCCGTAGAAATAGACTCTTACGAGGAGTTATTGGCTACTTACCTTTTTAAAATGGGAGAGCAACAAGCTAAAATAAGGGAGTTATGCGAGCTAAATGCAATGGCAAATAAAATAGTAGAGCTTTAATTATAAACTATTTATTAACAATATGAACCACTATCATACCTCAGGCGGAGAGCGAGTAGCTAAGAGTATTATAGACTCAAGAGTAAGGGAGGCAAAGAGCAACGCACTCAGCGAACAATTTTGGGAATTTGGATATAACTTTTGTACGGATTGCTTAAGCTCTAACGGGAGATTAGACTGCTCGCACACTATAAGCGTAGACGAAGCACAAAAGACTCGTAGAACAGAATTAGCCTGGGACGTAGAGAATATAAAAGTAAGGTGTAGAGATTGTCATATTAAGCACGATAGCCAAAGCAGAATTAAATGAAATTAAAAAATAGTATGAAAGGATTAATACAAGTAACCGCTACTAAGGGAGGGCGAACAATAACCAGCGAGGTCTTCGGAGATATGGGAGACAAAGAAACTTTATTCGGTCAGCTAATGAACCGACACAAAATATTACACAACGAACGCCACTTATGGAAGCTGAGTAGCGTAGTTATTAACGAGGAGGTAAACTTATGACAAAAAAAGAACAGATAGCCCACTTCGGTTATATAACTGGAGAAATGGAGAAGGTACTATTTAGCAAGGGAGACGACTACGCTAACACCGATAGACTTAGTAACTTTAAATTAGCGGGAGCTATTACGGGAGGTAACGCAAGTACTAACTGTTTGAACTTAATATCTACCAAAGTAGCAAGGCTTGGAGTACTTTTAAACTCAGACAAAAAACCTAACAACGAGAGTATCGAAGATAGCGTTTTGGATTTAGCTAATTATAGTGTACTTTTGTGGATGATAATAAACGAAAATAAATAATAACAATGGAAAAAAAAGACAAAGTATTCGCAGAAGGTTTTATTTTTAAAATGAAAGCAGACTCGCCAAAATGGGCAGTAGGTAGTTTAAGCTTAAAAGTAGACGAAGCAGTAGCCTTTATTCAAAAGAACTCAAAAAATGGCTGGGTAAACTTAGACCTTAACATAGGTCAAAGTGGTAAACCTTACGTAGAGTTAGACACTTGGGAACCTACTAAATCCGAAGGGCTACCCTTTTGAGATTAGAAGAGATATATTTCGATAAGAGCATTCGAGATTATGCTCTTAAATTAACAAACAACACCCAAGAAGCCGAGGAGTTAGTCTCCTTGGCTTTTGATATTTGTAGCCATAAGCCGCCCAAAGAAAATATGAAGGGCTATTTTGCAATAGTAATGCGTAACCAATGGCTAAAGAAATGCAACAAAACAGACCCGTACTGGGCAATAGAAGAGAGTGAGAGCGAGGATATAGAAGACGTACTCGCAAAGATGAGCCACTACAACGCTAATCTAATTAGAGCAGTATATAATGGAGATACTCTAATCAAAATACACAACGAAACATCTATAAGCTACCGAAGCATAAAAAGCGACTACAAAAAAGCCAAAAAAGAATTTAAGATAATGTACGAGAACAAAACTAAAATAGCTATAGTTATGACTGCCGTTAGCGGAGTAAGCTATCACCGCTTAATGATGCCTCTGGTTAGATTGAGCCAGGACTACGGAATAGAAGTAACTTGTTTAGTTAATAACGCTGACGACTTTTTAGAGAAGTTAGACGGAGTAACCCACGTTATTTTTAATCGTAATATCTCCGAGCTTATGAAGCCTGAAGAGACTATCTTAATTTTAAAGGCAAGAGGTATAAAAGTAATTTGCGATATAGATGATTACTGGGTGCTACCTAAAGGTCACCCGCTACAATTATTTTACTCTCGTAGTAATATGACTAAGTGTATCCTTGCAAACATCAAATTTGCAGACGTTGTATGGACTACCACAAAGATTTTAGCGGAGAAGATAAGACCGTATAACAAAAACGTAGAGGTAATTAAAAACGCTATTGACCCTAACGAAAAGCAATTTGCCTACGAAGATTTATCTCTAAAATTCGATACTTTCTTTTACTCAGGAGGCAGTACTCACCTTAAAGATTTAAAACTATTAGGTAACGCTTTTAATAATGAATACCTAACCGTTAAAAGCCCGAGAGTGCCTAAGCGGATGAGTCCAATACTCCAGCAAGTTAGTAGCATACAAGAATATGCGACAGAGTATCAGCATTGCGGCATCTGTATAATACCTTTGAGAGATAACCTATTTAACCGCTGCAAAAGTGAACTTAAAATGATAGAGGCGGGACACTTTGCAAAGCCCGTAATAGTAAGCAACGTAATGCCATACAACCTACTCGCTACTAATAGCAATAGTTTGAAGGTACACGGCAATGACTGGGCGGCTGCGATTAAGAAAATAAAAGGTAATTACAATATGCAGATAGAGTTAGGACTAAAGCTAAAAGAAGACGTAAAGTCTAAGTACGATATAGTAAAAGAGAACGCAAAAAGACTACAAACCTTATGAAATATAATATAATAAAACGATACCGAGACGCTGAGAGCGGAGCAGTATTTAATTTAGGCGAACAGATAGAGCTTAAAGACCAAAAGAGAATTAAAGAACTAAAAGCAAGCGGGTGCATAGAGTCAGTAGCTAAACGTAAAAAGAAATGAGCGAAGAGCTGGAGCAGCAAATAAGGGTTATAGTTAAGCAACAAGGCGGAGGTATAAGCCCACACCTTAGAGCAGAGTTTCAAAAGCTTTGCCAGGAGGATTTTGCGTACAGACCTGACATTACTTGCGGTAAGTGTATATATAAGCATAGCGTAAAGCTATTTGACAAATATTTAAAATGATAATTGAAACTAAAAAGCTAACGGATTTAATACCCGCTCCGTACAACCCAAGAACCTCTAATAAAAAACAAGAAAAAAACTTAAAGGAGTCTTTATCTAAATTTGGATTAGTTGAGCCTATTATCTTTAACCAAAGAACGGGCTATATTGTAGGCGGTCACTTTAGAGTAAGAGAGCTTAAAAAGTTAGGTTATAAATCGGTAGAATGCGTTATAGTAGATTTGTCAGAAGACGACGAGAGAGAATTAAACGTAAGGTTAAACGCTAATACTGGAGCTTGGGACTTTGACCTACTCGCTAACGAATGGAATATAGACGAGTTAGTAGACTGGGGTTTAGAAGGCATACCTTTTGATATAGAAGAAGAGCCAATAGAGAAAGAAGATAAGCAAATAGAAACTTGCGAAAAGTGCGGTAAAGAAATTTAACAAAAGTTAACAAAAAATTAGTAAAAAGAATATGGACACTAAATTAGCTAAAAAATCTTTTATAGAAGCTTATAAAAAAACCTTTGGGAATGTTAGTCAGTCTTGTAAAGTAGTAGGAATAAGTAGAACTATCCACTACCAATGGTTAAAAGAAGACGAAGACTATAAAAATGAATTAGATAACATAGAGCCTTCTGAAATGTTTTTAGACTATGCGGAAAGTAAATTAGTTGAGAATATAGGTAAGGGAGATACTACCGCTATAATTTTTACCTTAAAGACTAAAGGCAAGAGCAGAGGTTACGTAGAGCGTCAAGAGATACACCAAGAGACAACATACAAGAGCCTCGATATTAATATAATTGATACTGGCGTACCTTTAGCGAGTAGCGAGAAAGATATAGTTGATTAGTACCACCTCAGTATATCGAAGTAACTATAATTCTAAAGCGGATATAATAGTAAACCAGGGCGGGACAAGCTCAGGAAAAACTTACGCTATACTACAAGTACTATTCTCTAAAGCAATTAACGAGACTTGCACTATTACGGTAGTAGGTCAAGATATACCTAACCTTAAAGTAGGAGCGTTGAGAGATGCTATAGACATCCATAACGCGGACGAAGCAATCAAGCAGCAAGTAACCTTCTATAATCGTAGCGACAGAGTATTTACTTTTAAGAATGGCTCTATAATCGAATTTAATTCTTATGACAATGAGCAAGACGCAAAGTCGGGTAAGAGGGACTATCTATTTGTAAATGAGGCTAACGGCATACCTTACAATATATTTGAGCAGTTAAGTCTACGTACTCGTAAACAAGTCTATTTAGATTATAACCCCGATACGAGCTTCTGGGTTCACGACAAAATAATACCAATGCCTAACGCTGAGCTTATAATCTCAGACCATAGGCACAACCCTTTTTTAAGCGATAAGATTAGGGAGAAGATAGAGGCTTTAAAGGATAAAGACTTAGATTTATGGAAGGTATACGCAAGGGGGCGTACTGGTAAAATAGAGGGGCTAATACTTAAAAAGTGGTACGTATTAAACGAGAGCTTTGAGGATAAGAACTTAATCGGATATGGTATAGACTTTGGTTTCACTAACGACCCAACTACATTAGTTGAGGTAAGGCTGCAAGATGGTGAACTATGGGTAAAGGAGTTAATCTACGAGACTGGGCTAACAAATAGAGATATAAGCGACAGAATGGAGGCTTTAGGTATAAGCAAAGGAGCTTTAATAGTGGCAGATAGTGCCGAGCCTAAAAGTATAGAGGAGCTGAGGCGTTTACGTTGGACAATAGATGGCGTTAAGAAGGGTGCGGATAGTATAATGTTTGGAATTAATCTACTCAAAGGCTACTCAATTAACGTACATTCGTCAAGTAAGAACTTAATAAAAGAGCTTGAACAGTATAAATGGAAGGTAGACCGCAACGGAGATAGTTTAAACGTCCCGATAGATGGTTATAATCACGCTATAGATGCTCTGAGGTATTTAATAATGCACAAATTTTCAAAGAAAGGTTATGGAACATACAAGGTTATCTAAAATGACAGTTGGACAATACCAGCTACTTAACGAGATAGACGGAGAGCTGCCAGTAATGGAGCAGAATATCTATGCAGTCGCAGCGATAAAGGATATAACTTACGAGGAGGCAAGTAAGGTTAAGCTAAAAGACTTTGCGGTAATGATAGCAGAGCTGGGAGAGTTCAATATTAAGCAACTGGAGAAGCTAAAGATTAATAGCAGAGTAATACTCAACGGAAGCGTTTACCATATTGAACACAAACCCGAGAAGCTAACGAGCGGTCAGCTATTAGATATAATTAATATCAGAAGCAAATACCAAGGCGAAGGGGTTAAGGTTATGGATTTACTCTTAGCAGCTATAAGCAAGCCCGAAGGCAAGAACTACGGAGACGATAACTTAACACTCAACGAGCGAGCCGCTTTGATTAGGTCAACAGAATTAGACAAGGTATGGAATATCTTTGTTTTTTTTTGGAATCTTTGGAACGATTACTTGAGCAGTACAGAGGACTCTTTGAGCAAGTGGATGAAGGACACGCTGGCGATGACTCGGGAGATTTTGGACAACGATGGGGACTCTTCTCAATAATAGACGCTATGGCTAAACTGCATAACATAAGCATAGAGCAGACTACCAAACTCGGAGCGATTGAGTTTTTAAATTGGTGGGCTTATATGGTAGAGAAAGCTAACTACGAGAAGAATGCAAAATAAATTATACGCGAATTTAGATAAGTACTGGCAGACCGTTGTAGATGACTTAGTGCAATCGTTAAAAGACGTAGGCAGATACGCAAGCGGTAATACTGCTCAGGCGATAGGAGACGGCAACGCTCAACCCGTAACAATAACTGCAAATGGATTTAAAATCACAATAGCAATGCCTGATTATTACGAGTACTTAGACGAGGGCGTAAGTGGAGCTAAAAACAATACGGGTATATCGAGGTTCAAATACACTAATAAAATGCCACCTATAAAAGCTATACGCAAGTTTATGCTTAACAGAGGTATAAATGCTCCAAGGTCAAGCAATACTAAATCAGGTAAACGCCAAGATGCTGAGAAGATACGCAACGGTATAGCCTTTGCAATAGCTCGCAGTATTTTCAATAACGGTACAAAGCGAACCGACTTTTATAGCAACGTTATAAACGATAAAAAGCTAATAGCTTTCGAGCAGATGCTTTTAGCTCAGTATAGCAATTATGTTATCGAGCTAATTAAAATAGTTTAATTATATTTGTATCTTCTTAATTATATTAGTGTTTGACATTTTACTAAAGGACTCGGGCTTGTAAACCTTATGAGTCCTTTTTTATTTTTAGGCGTATATAGGTATAATGGCTATTACCATACAAGACCAACCGACCACAACTTACGTACTTCCAGCTTTTGCTCCGATAGAGTATTTATTAAGCTCTGATAACACAGCACAACCTGGCTTTAAAATAGTATGCAAGGTATATCTTAATCCAAGCGGAGCTAACACACTTATAAGCACTCAGCAAATAAGCGTAAGACCTTTGACGACTCAAGCTATACTAAGTATCCAAGACGTAGTAAAATCTTTTGTATCTATCGAGTACAATGCTTTAGAAAACTCAGATACTACCGCCGTAGTTAATATTCCTTTAAATGAATTTAGAGTAACTTTTCAAGAGTATTATAACGGAGCTTTACAAGGCTCAATAGTTACTTCTAACACTATTAAAGCCTATTCGTCTTCACCTAAGTATATTCAGTTTACCTCTAATGAATGGCAAGACTACCAAATAACGACTAACCATTCAAGAAATTTTTTAAGTGGTTTTGATAATACTTTAGACGTTATGTCTGTAAACGTAACTACTTTTAAAAAATCTATGCCTTGGCTAAAAGTAAAAGAGTCGCAAAGATTTCAAATACAATTTCTACAACTACCGCCAGTTGGTTCTGAGCCAATTCAATGGCTTGCATTTGATAAAGATTTAAACTTTGTTCGTTCTACTTTTTTAACATATACAGCAAGTCCTAAAAGCTATTTAACTATGGACGCTGGAAGACAAGAGATAGGTGCTAATAATTGGGCGATTTTTTTAGATTGGTCAACTATAAAATATTACGCCTTATATATTAATCACGCTTTTACTGCTCCTTATTCAAAAGTATACCTTTACGAATTAGATGACTGCGATACTAATTACACTCCTTACGAACTGCATTGGTTAAATAGATGGGGCGGCTTCGATAGCTTTGTATTTGATGGCAAGAGCAACCAAACTACGGAGGTAAATAAAACCTTCGCTAAATACTCACCCGATAGGATAAGCGGAACGAGTTTAAACTACTCAACCTCTGCCCAACGTACAAGAGCATTTAACACCGCTACAAGCGAGAGTTATAGTTTAAATAGTAGATTACTCCAAGACTTCGAGGTAAAGGGCTTAGAAGACCTCGTAACGAGTCCCGAAGTTTATTGGCGTACAAATACTGGCTTTGTAAGCGTAAACGTAAGCGGCAATACCTACCAACACGCTAAAAGCGAGAACGGATTAGTGTATAGCTTGGCTTTAGATATGACGATTGAAAACTCAGATGAACGTCAATGGTAATAGAGCATATAATAGCCGGTTACTCAATACCGCATAACGAAGGGGCTATACCTCTAACCAAAGAGGCATACGATGTTAACAACCCACAGAAGAGGCTATCTGATTACTCTAAGACTATTACTATTCCCGAGGGTAAATTAGTTAACCAAATATTCGAACACGCTTTCGATGTTAACGTAGATTTTTTAACCTTTAATCCTAACCTTAAAACAAGCTATCAGATACTACAAGACGGAGTATTAGTTATTGAT